TTTAATCTTACGTTATACATCTTGCCATCTGCGACTATATAAGGATGTCTGATTAGTTTGACTCTCCGTGCCTCCTCCTCAAATCCCTGATAGTATTTTCTCTTCAACTCGGATGTAGATGGCAATATCTGAATTGCATATTTAGAGTTGTATAGGACTGGTTGTCCTCCATAAATCTTTCCGAGGTCTTTCCCGAACGGCATAACTGGATTTAAGGATGTGTGGTGATTTACTACAATCAGCATATTGTATGTCTTCGCTATCTGATAAAGCCTACCATAAAGTCTTTGAACTATTGCAGCTCTTGCTGGTAGATTTTGAGTCTCTGAGCCTACTGATTCCTTAATTGGAGTAGTAATCGAATCGAGCAATATGAAGGATGAATTTTGCAATACCTTCTCATCTAATCCAAGTTTAGTCTGAGCAAAATCAACAGAGAATTTACCGCCTTTACTGAGTGATAAGCCGAGGTCATATCCAAGTAACTTCATTAACTTTTGAATGCCATATTCTTTAGTGTCACCTATCGGCTGATAGAATTTTATCTTTGCCTTAAGCGTATTTTTGTCCACTCCATATCGCTTACCAAACTTCTCAAGAATCACAAATTGGTCATCAAGGGACTCACCCTCAGTTTCTATTATGATGGAGTTCTTACCGGTCTTTTTGATATTAGCAACAGCAAGTTGCAAGCCCAATTTAGTCTTACCGATGTTAGGCTCTGCTGTTACTGATACCACCATCCCATAAGGGAAGCCACCGCCTAAAAGGGTGTCGATAGTGACACATTCACTTTTCAACACATCCATATTCTCTAACCTCCTCAAACCAGACAAATTCACATTCTCAAGAACAAACTTAATATGCTTGCACTGTTCCTTTTTATAGACCCATCTTGGACAGTCACACCATGTTTTTAGAGTTTCACCATCGATACACACCATATAACAATTGTTAGAATCTGATAACACTTCAATCCTAGCAATTCCATCATTATCGAAAGATGCATTCAGTATCTTCATATTAGCTTAGCCAGTTCATCTATAAAGGCATATGGATTGTGCTTGATTCGTCCACCCATAAATCCAGGATGCCCATCGATTTCGATATAAGGCAGTTTCTCAAGCTTCTGTTTGATGTATAATGCTAAATCACCTCTGACTGACAGAGAGCCATCCTTCCTATTTATCGCCATAATTGTGGAGCCATATGTGTCCTTTGATGCCTCGACTACAGATGCGATATATCCGGTTAGCTTATAATCTGACTCGAAGATGACTATATGGACGTCTTTAAGATTGATTATATCGCATGAGGACATTATCCTCTTCACTTCATCTCGCACTTTATTTCTTGCTTCCTGTGCTATCTCCGAGTGATAGATATCCAGAGGTCGTTCAGCAAATCTTAACAAATTTATTGCGTTTTCGAAGTCACCAATCCTTATCACTGAATTTATGAGAGATGATAGGAGTTTGTAGAGTGGATAGTAAGCTAATTGCCATGAGCCATAGGAATGAAAGGCATAGGTCTTTACTTTATAGAGGAGCTGTGGTTCTGTCTCGAATATTTCTGCATCAAGTAATTCAAGCTGATTATCACCGCCCAGTCCTATTGCAAGCTTCCAATACTGCGATTTTGGAATGTACTCCTTAAAGTGATTAAAAGCGATATAGGAGGCAGGATATACATCCCATATTAGATAATAATTGCGATTGTCTGGATGCCCAGGATGGTGGTCAATAACGAGACCCTCTATGCTTGGGTCATCAGGTCTCATATCGACCATTATGTCTCCGCTTTCCCAACCACTGGTATCACCGAACTCTTTCTTCATCACTATCTCATATTCCGGATTTCCAAACCATGCGAAGAGGGCTGATGTTACTCCATCCGCATCGTTATGACAGTGTATCTTCATGCCTTCACCAAGTTATTTTCTAATTTTATTACCCCATCCTGAACGAGTCTATCGAACACTTCTTCAACCTGCTCCCGCTTAATGTCTGCATATCCGGTCATATTGGCTTTAATGACCACTCCGCTAATGAACTCTTCTTTACTAACACCCTTCTCCAGATACTGTGGCATATCTGATTTTATGGATTGAATAGTTGCTTTAATCTTTTCGTATGTATCATCAGATTTCGCTTGTGTCTCTCCCTCTCTACCGACATACTCAACAAAATACCCATTGCCTTCTCGCTTTATCCGCCATACAGTTCCGGCTATCTCATCAGGTTTGAAGCCGTTTTTGATACACTGGTCTAATATCTGAATCAGCAATCCAGACCTTTCTCCGCCTAAGCTCAGTATATGGGCTACGCCATTGTATTCTACTTTTGCTTCGTGCTTTGTCCATGGATTGTCTGGATTCCAAGTAAAGCCCGCCATATCCACCTCGCCTGGCTCTATTGCTTCTATTGGGCTCAAGAATTTCACTTCCACTATGCCATGCTCTTCTCTTATTATCAAACGCCTTGGGTTCTCTTCCAGTATCTTCTTTGCGTCCTCAAATGTTAGAATTTTTCCCACTATATCACCTCCCTACATTTTAGAGAAGCATTCTAAACATACAGGCTTTCCATCAATTAATACGTATTCGCCTTCAATCTCCTGCTTACAAATATAGCATTTCATTATGCATACCTCTTTGTCTTCTTCTTTACACCCTCATATATATTGCCTATGACCTCTATCTCATCTATTCCACTCAAAAACCAATAGTCAAGTCGTCCTTTTGGCTCCTTTATGCGGATAATCCAAGATGCTTCTTTGTCTGACCACTCAACTATGCCTGTTCCCGATGTGTTTCCAACTCTCCACTCGACAATATCACTGTCGTAAATTTCCCTGCCATTCCTGTCCTTGTGACCTGTATATTGCATCGGAATCCATTCTTTACTTTTATTTTCAACTCCATCATAGACAGAGGAGTGTGGTATTGCGAGCACTCCCTCTACTGCACCACAACAAATATCATACCATTCATTACCTGGATACAACATTTTTTTATTTTTCTTATCCCAAGCTCTGAACTTTATTTCTCTCATTTCAGCCTCCTTAAGTTTATTCCATTCTTCGACTATCTCTTCCATATAGCAATCAGGACAGAGAGGTAGTGACCATTTCCCTCTGATTTCTTGTCCACATTTCTTACATTTCTTCATTCCTCTCCCTCTATCCTCGTATCTGGAACTATCTTATTTATTTTAAGTATCTCATGTCGGACTACACTCGAACCTAAGTTGTCCCATGACAGGACTGATAAGATGCTATCAAAGCTATAAGTGTATTCAAATATCTGGATTTTAAGCCCGAAGTATGCTCCATCATATCCTGCCTTTTCCAATTCTTTATAAAATGACTGCACTGCTTTATATAAGGCTCGATTTATAACTTTCGGAAGCTCCTTATCCTCGCCATCATAAACCATCACATCACCTTTTTTCAATTCACGCCTCCTTATGCAACCTTACTTCCTTTGGATACTTCCAATAAACAGCATCTGCAAACTCCTCAACTCGCTCTTTCTCCTTAAAGAACGCCTTCTTTGATACGCCGAAGATATCAAGAAGCTCATTAAGCTCATAATGACAGTTATGATAGTCCAATACTTCTGCCACTACTGCTGTTGCTATTAATTCTACACTCCGCTTTGAATGTTTCTTTTTATAGACTGTCTCTTCTGTATAGAATTTAGCCAGCTCCTTTGCATCAGCCTTGATTATTGGTTGTTTGTTATAACCAAGACTGTCAATCAGGATGTCTATATTGATATCCAGGTCTGATTGTTCTTCTCGTTCTGCTCTATGCTTGGCGTATAAGGATGTGAGGATTTTAAGAGCGAGTCTATGCTCGTTTATAAGACGTGCAATTTCTTCAATGGTGAGACCCTCATAGTCCTCTCGCCTTATCATTCTATCCGCCTTAATATAATATCATCACATCCCTCCAAAACTACGTATTTCTCCTGCTTACCATCTGGTGTTGTTATGACCAGATAGTCGCCATTGAAATACACATCTGTTTCCTTCTGCTTTAGCTTGCTTCTGAGTTTAAGCTCAGTGACTATCATTTTCAGTCTCTGTTGCAATCGCTTATATTCTTGTGCACACTCCAATTGATTCAGATTATGCTCCTTACGGTATCGATACAGCTCTTTCTGATACTTGGATTTCAGGAATCTCAAGGAGTTCTCATCTAACGCCTGCACCAGCTTGCTAAACTGATATTGAATGTCCATTCTCCCTTCCTCCAATTATTATTCTAATAGGACAGTAAAGCATATAAACTTTTCTATAGGATGGAGAGAGTGACAAACTTCTTGACTACCGCCAATTCTTTCTTCAATCGTTTTTTTAGCTGTTCAAAAGATTCCAGTCGCTTATGCATTATCCTCATGCAGTTGCTAAGTAGGCTATTGTATAATGGGAATAAGTCAAGATAGAAATATGCATGAAAAACTAATTGTGGATTGACACCGATTATCGCTGACGGGCTATGAATTTGATGTCCAGCTGGATATAATCCAGTGGTGACAACTGAATAACGCCAAGGCGATACATAACAAACCAAAGACATTGTGCTACCGCATTTTTCATCGAATTCCTCCCAAGAATATACATGCCTTACTCGGAATGGAGCTGAACTCAGGACTATATCTTCGAGTAAATCACTCCTTGCTATCTCACTCAGAATACGGAGTGATGCCTCAGCCAATTCTTTACATTTAGCAGAATCTAATAAAACCTTTCGATTGGATGCAAGTTTTCTTATCGTATCTATTGTTGGATTTGTGACAGAATGGTAATACATGCTTCCGATATTCTTCCAACCAATAAAGCGTCTACTTACTTTCCAAGCTATGTCTCCAACAGTAAAGCGTTTTGGTGAGGAAGGCATAGAGAGCTTTAGAGCATCCACACACATCTTTATAAGCTTATCTAATTCGGTATGTAGTCGTCTGTTTAAAGCTATGAGCTTATCTCTGTTCTCTACTGCTAATTGCCTATCTTCATTCTCCTTCACTTCCTTATATCTAAATGGCTCTACCATCATATCCGCCTCAGCATATAATATTTAAAGAAGTGTTCTAATGCCTCCAGCGGTCGGTCGCCTAAGTCTATAATAATTTCTTCTCTGCCTCCGAGCTCGTCCATTGCTTCAATCGGATAAATATCTGGTACGCTAATTTTATCGCATACTTTTTGAGCAACATAGCCTAATGCTTCACACACTTCTATCGGCGTATCTGATGGGATTCCTATAGCTGGCATTTTAGTATGAATGCGGATGCGTAATTTGATGCCCTTGATTTTGTCTATATCAGGCATTGGTGCTTTGGATACTCCTACTGAATATGCAATTAGTTGAGGAAGCCATTTGTTTGGAAGGCAGGTCATTTAATCACCAATCAGCATTTCCAAGAACGACGTTCTTATCCAATTTAGGAACACACCATTCTTGATATCCTCAAGTGTAAATGTCCTTTCTTTTATTATATGGTAGTCGTCGAATATAATAGTCCCTTTCATCAGAGAGTTCGGTGTGGCACATAATAGATATACTCCAATGTTCTGCTTTTCTGCTGCCAGATAAAAAAAGCCCTGCTTAAAATCGATTATTAAATCTTCACAGCCAAATTCTCGCTTTAGTTTCTTGGCTAAACTTTTGAATAGCCATTTAATATATATTGCTTTTAACTTTTCCATCTTGTATCACTTCCAGAATCTTATCTTTCATTCGCCTATATTTGCCCCATGATAAAATCTGAACATTCTCAGCTCCATAGACTTCTATGAAGTCCTCTAAATACCTTGGTCTTCTCCTTCCACAATCATCTACCCATTTTGACAATTTGCTGTCACCTCTTAGTCCAATGTCATAATAATATCGTGTCCTTCCGTATTCATTGACCTTAATTTTCAGCCTCAAATTAGAATTTTCCATGACCATCACAACTCACCTAAGAGCATTATCAGTTCCACATCTGTATATTTCCGTTCTACCAAGCCTATTTCTGCAAGTGATTCAAGTAGCTCACATATTGCATTTATTGGACCACAAAATGGTGAGAAGAAGCCATCCTTTGATAGATAAATCTTGTAGTAGGAGTATGTGCGTATTCGGTTGCCTGCATAGTAAGAGCCATTTACTGCAACCTTTACCCAGAAGACTGGAGATTTCCTGAGTTTTTTGATGACCTCATCGACTCTATTATCTCCAACTGTAAAGAACACTCCATAGCCATTGTCCCGCTTAATCAGCCATAGTGGTCTGTCCAAGAATTTGCCAATCAATCTTCTAAACATGATTTCAGCTTCCTCCATTTAAGCTTTTTTTTCAGCGACTCATACGGAATAATTTTTATAGCGAATTCTTTAAGATGAAAACAATGATTGCCAAGTAACACTGGCACATTAAATTTTACTGATTTATGTAAAAGGTCGTAAATTGAAAAACCAATCATATTTGGGTGGATGAATAGATATCTCCTTTCAAGATCATAACGAGAATGGAAAGCAATACCTAAAGGTTTAGCTTGAAAGAAACGCACGCCAACATATAAGTCACTCAGGTCATTATAATCTTTAGGATGCAGTCGAATATTAAGTGAATTTTCATCTAACCGAGTTAATGTGAATGGCACTCTGTATCGGCGACGATCAAATCGAATAACAACTTCACCGTCTGGATTCATTTCAACACCTCACCAACTATCAAGCTCTTAAACACCTTCAAATACTGCCTCAAAGAATCGAAAATTCTATTGTCGAATGGCAGAGTGATTAGAAGCGAAATCGTCTTTTCCTCATCTATTGCTCTTCTAAAAGTGGCATGCAGTCTATGATGGTTGGCTACAAGAGCATGTTCTACTCTCAATTCAACGTAGATATCGCCATCTAAATGACCAGTGAGTGTATAGCATCCTTGAGTGCAACCGATATGATGCACGGATGCAAAGTCAAATTCTTTGATTAGCCTTGCAAACACCGTATCTACATCCCTATCCTGATATGTCTTAATGTTTTCTGAAGATGACATTGCTATCACCATCCCAACATTTATATCCACATCCTCTACAATTCTTTTCAGGATAGGGACAGACTCGTCCAGTTGGTCTTATCGTTCTGTATTTCAGTCCTTTGCCTATCACGAATGCAAGCCTCATATTCTTGGGTATTATCTTTGTATCTGGCATGACTGAATAGTAGATGACAAGATTATCTGGGTGTTTTGAGAAGTCAATCTGGTAAGACTTCGTGAATGCCAAGAATTTTATATTCGGAAATGCTTCGGCTATCTTGCACCACTTATCGAAATACTCTTGCGAATAGAAATCACCAGACTCGTGGATTCTGAATTTATCAAATGGCTTCTTCTCTAATCGCTCTTGAATCAGCTTTATCATCGCTTTCGGAAAGTCTTTACTCTTCGAATGAACATAGTTCTCCATTCTTCTTTGCCTTACCGCTTGCCATCTCCACGCTTTATTTGAATAGCATATCTTTTTGCATAATTCTGTTGCTCCGATACATGTTAGCTTTGGCGGTAATGACCATACTGGCACATCCATCTTTCGGTTTCCATTCCATTGAACATACATCTCACACACCCAGCTCCAATCTTAAGCCGTTTACCACATCTTTGGGAGATGAGAATGATGGAACGAATTCAGCTTTGAAATATTTACTCTTAGCTTTAAATGACCATAAGTCCTTTAAATCTTCTTCGAGCTTATCCCAATCGGGTGTGCAAACTTCAGTAATAATCCATTTGTTATAATATCGCCTTTGATGGTCAAACATTTCAACTGGGAATACAGGAAGATTAGAAATAAGGAGACCGATTTCACGCAAACACTTATAATAATCCGTAAAAAAGGCTCTTATAACGTAAGTGTCAGCCCATTTTCTGACTTCAAGCCAAACAGGGATATCATGTTGATAGTCCATTTTAATATCCAGTATTCGGAATTTGCCTAACAACATCCGCATTTATTCACTCTCCATCTCTATTGATAGTAGGAAGCCAGCCAGTTTCTCTTTTAATCCTGTCACGTCTATCAGTTGCTTGTATGCATCGACGACAGCATCTAACAGCCTGTGAAATTCTTCAATACGTTCCCAGTATGTTCCTAATTTGGTTAATCTCGGATTAGAATGATAGAATATCGTAAGCGGGTATCTAATAACTCGCCTCCATCCACTTAATGAGATTAAATCGTTGTCTATGAGGACATAAGTCTTTACCCAAAATGTGTTAGAGAATGGACTTTTCGAGGCATGTATCTGAAAATACCGAACCTTGCCTTTCTTGTCCTTCACTCTGAATCGAGCATAAATTTTAACTTCTTTACCGACGTTTCTTGGAATCTCGACTATCTTCATAGTTTCCTCACCTTAAAATCAAGATACGCATGCTGGATAAGTTTTATGGCTTCATCTTCAGTCATAGCAAATAGCGAATACTCATCCTCTATATAAATGCTGTCTCTGTCCTTCACAGTCCGAATGATTATTGCATAGCCTCTCGCATCTTCACCCATATCAATCTTAGTGATGGTAATTAAATAATAGTAGGAGAGGTCGTAGTCTCCTGATTCTTCGTCATACTGTGCAAATTTGAATGTTATGCAGTTTGGTCTTGGACTGGAAATGTCAGTGAGGTGCTTTAACTCCCTAATATAATCGAGGATTTTCTGCATATTCACAGATACTGGATTATCTTATTCGCCCATTCATTATATTCTGGCACTTTCATCAATGCATTGAACAATATCTTTGGACTCTGCCTGCGTATTTCTCTAAGCGTGATAATCTGGAATTCTGCCTCTGGGAATTCTTTGATAATCTTAAACAACTTAGCGAATGTCTTCATATCTTTACGGGAGTTTCTCCAGTAGTCTGCTATTAGCGATACAATAGCGTATTTCATATCGACCTCTTCTATTTGCCTCAACTTTTCTGGATGCTCCAGCAAGTCTTTGAAGTCAATCTGCCTTCTCAATTTAATGAATGATACGAACTCAAGAGCGACTCCAGTCCCTACTGCTATTGCCGTCAATTTCTCAAGCGTATTAAGGTCTTCATCAGGAACATCCCTAATTAGTCTTGCCCAGAATTCTACGGTTCTTGGTGTCGGGAATGCTTCGTCATTGCTTTCCTCATCCATTTTGAAGAGATGTGAAGGTCTGCTATTCAGATAAGTAATGACCCTCATGTCAAGATTATGTTCTTGTGCCCATTTAGTCCACTCCTCTACTGAAGGAACTCTCAGAGTGCAGTGAAGGAATCTATTTTGAAGTGGCTTTGGCATATCAAATACATTTGCCTTATCTTCAAGTCTATTGCCTGCTGATACAATCAGAACATCTTTTGCGATTGGCGTATCGGATATGCACCTGTCCAAGATAATCTGATATGCTGATGCCTGTATTGATGGCGGTGCAAGATTCAATTCATCAAAGAAGATTATGCCTGCGATATTAGGTCTGCTGAAGAGATACACCCAGTCATTTATCCGCCACTCGACAGTTTCCTGTCCATTTAATGCAGGCAGTCCTCTTAGGTCAGATGGGTCGTATTGACTAAGCCTGATATCATAAAGAACGAAATACTTCTCAGGATTTGCCTCTATCTCTTTTCGTTTGGCTTTGTCTATCTTATTAAGCTCCACGAATTCTCTTCCAAGCTCCTTTGCTATCTCTTTAGCGACATCCCTGACCATATAGGATTTCCCAATTCCTGGTGCTCCCCAAATAAACAAGGGCAGTTTGGCTTTCCATACCACCTTCAAAATCTGCTTTAGCTCCTCATGATTTACCTCCAATTTCACGCTCTCACCTCCTTCGGATGGCTATTCCAGACATATAGCCTTCATAATCCCAACTCTCAAATTCTATAAAGCTCCCATCGGTAAATTCTATTCTTAACACAGCCTTCTCTACTCCGAATTGGTCTTCAACTTTCTTCAATTTAATTTTCTTGACCGTCTTCCCAACACAATCCTCTAAATCCTCTATTCGCTCCAAACTACCACCTTTTTATCATATTGCTAACTAATAGCATTCGTATACGGCTCATATTTGCCCGTAGAGACGATTTTGGACTTACGAATATATATGTCTCGGTGGCATCAAAACTCGCCTCAGAAGCCATTTCTGTGGCTCTCAGAGCAAATTTTAGCAAGGGTTCAACCCCTCTTTGAATAGTTTATGACTGTCCCAAATGGTGGCTTCTTTGTATTTGATGCATCGAAGTTAATCCAGATTGTCGGCTTATTGAATTTATCTGGAAAGACAGTCCATAAGTCTGTGAATGCGATGACTACTGAGGCATCCTGACAGTTCTTTTCGATGTATTTGAATACAGGTCTATGGTCTGTTCCACCGCCACCTTTTGGCTTCGATTTCAGGATGTCGTGGACAGAAGGACAGTGATAGGTCTCTACTCTTTGAACCTTTGCATCTGAATATATGACCGTCATTTTCGAATTCCTAACAGAGCGGACTATCCCAACTACTTCTGATAATGCATCTTCCAGTTCCTCAGGACGAATGCTTCCTGACGTGTCAATACTGACGACTATATTGATGCCTTCACGTTTAATGAACGGTAAGTAAGTTTTCAGTGAATAGGATTTCTTATGCGGTCTTGCATATGTGTAGTCAATCGGCAGGTATTTTATCAGGAATTTGTAAAGCAGTTGTCTCCATGGTATTCTTGAGGCATATATCTTGTCGATGAGTCTATCGAGACCTGCTGGCATTTTGCCTCTTTGCCTTGCATACTCAAGTGCTTCCTTCACTCTTTTTGCCCAAATTTCCGCTTGTTGTTTCATTTTCTGACTTGTGTCTCCATTATCGCCTTTCGGTGCAGTAGCATGTTCATCTAAAGGACGAGCATTATTGCTGAGTTTCCATCCTGTTCCATTATGCTTTTTGTAAAGAGCGTAGAGGATGTCATAAATCTCATCGGATGTCTTTTTACTACAATCTGGTATTTCGACGGTCTTATAGCCGTTTTCAGTAACTATCGCACACCTGAAGACGTCATTATAATCTGGCACAATAGCACCTCTTGGAAGTTTGAAGCCAGATTTTTGTAGGATGGCATTATTGACAGCATCATCAGTAATATTCCTTAGTTTTGGCTCTTTGCCCTTACTTCTCTGAATATGCTCTAATGCTAAATGCATGACTTCATGGGCTATTACTGCCTCTTTTTCGGCATCATCCAATTCGCTGAAAAATTTCGGATTTACTTTGAGTGTTCCATCAAGTTGAACACAGGCAGTCTCTACTTTATTTGTGATGACTGGCTTAAGATACATCGCCAAATAGCCGAAGAATGGGTATTTTCTGGATAATGAGATTCTGGTTTTCGTTATCTGCTCTTTTGGGCTGAGGCTCATATATTTCCCTCTTTAAATTTCCACATAACCTCTATCCGCCTAATTAAGCCATCCCACCGTTTTAAGAATTCCTCAATATCTTCAAGGCGTTTTCGAGTTGCTTCTTTTGTCTTTATCAAAAGATTAATAGCATGGTCATATATCGGGTAGAGATAGAGATTGTCGACATAACTGTCGAAATTAATACTCGGATGATAATATGAGGATGTGGAAAAGCGGAAATAGACATATGGTGGCTTAACTGAAATTTCGAGGCTTCGTTTTTGAGGCTCTTTTGAAAAGTAATTAGCATCCGTCGTTACCTCAATTTCCAAATTAATTGAATTGTAAAGACGCTTCTCTGCGTATTCAGCTATCATTTTCATGACTTCTCGGATGAGTCCTTTTTGAGACGACTTTGCAGATTCAATCACTGCATCTCTTACGTCTAAAAGGCGATTCATATCGTCCTTATCTCGGAGTGAAAATGACCGATAATGACCGTTTTCATACCACTGTCGATATATTCCATCGTTTCGTAATACGATGAAGCCATAGCCAGAAGACCGAATTTTAGAGGGTTTTGAGCGGAAGCATAATGCCAGTCCTCTTTCGAATACACTGGTTAAATACTCTATTTGCTTATCGATTTTCTTTGCATGCTCTTCAATCTCATTGAATATCTCGATTATCTTTTGCCGTGCTTCACTATTCTTTATTTCATCATACAACGGCAGTTTTGCATATATCATCTCATCACCCATTTTCTATTTCCACAGTCATCTTGACTTTGATGTATTTGTCTGGCGGTATTACACCTAAGAGTCTTCTTAAGACTGCCTCAAATGCAAATCTTGTGCCTTCGTAATCTTCTATTTGAAATGCTGGCTCGTATTTAGTCATAATATCACATCTGGAGTTCTATTTGACCATATTTGCATCTTCCTTTCATTTTCAATAAAAGGCAGTAGTTGCCAATTTTGTCGTAGAAATCGCAGTATTTACACATCCTGCTATCTATTTTCGATTGACCACTTACCAGATAGACTACCGTCTTTACCACCTCCCTCTTCCTATTTATGGGAGCGTGCCTATTAGAAAGGCACAACTCCCAATCTAAATATGAAAGAGGTTTAAAGAAGATTTAGAATTTGTAGCCACAGACCCAGCATTCCTTTTCACGATGCCAATTTAGAATACCACAATCTGGGCAGATTTTATACCGCTCTCTCATTTCTTCACCTACGTGGCTGAAACGATAACTATCCTCTTTCTATTCGGTATTTCGATTTCTGCTTTTGATAAATAAGAGATTTCTACAAGGACTCTGTCTTCATATTCGGTAATCTTTCTGCCTTTAATATGGATGTCTCCGACCACTATTTCTTCCATATTCTCGCCTTTCGAAATATAGAAAGATTAGAATTTGAAGAGTTTCTTTGCGATGTCCTCAGGAACAGCGACTGCCTTTGCGATTACCGAGCGGTCTTTGAGTTCAATTCTCTTCCTGAGAACATAGAGAACCGTATTTTCTGCTCCTCTTTTTGCGATAGTCTTTACGAGTTCGATTATGGTCTTATTTCCTGTTCTAAAGGCTTTCAAGACCTGCGGTTCTTCAAAAACTGCTCTCGGTTTTGCTCTCGAAGATATCGGTATCAAGCCCTCTGTCGTCATCACATATCTTCTTCCATTTTCCTCAACAATTTCTCCCAACTTATACGCCATTTCCACATCACCTCCCTCTTCCTATTTTTAGGGGAGCATTCCTCTTATCATCGGAAATACTCCCCGTCTAAAAAATAAAGAAGAGGAGAGAAGTCGGGTATACTGTTCAATTTGACGTTTGTATTCTGATTTGCTGTTTTTTTTTTTGGATATTAGGATGTCAGTTAGCCCTTCCCTCTCTTTCGGGCATATTGCGTATGAAGAGAGGCAAGCAGTCTTAAAGAAGACTACTTGGGACAACCAAAGCGAATATTGTTCTCTGTTTTCTCCTTATCTATCTTTTTTTAGTGTTTTCTGTTGTTTCTGTTATCTTTTGCTTTGGCTGTCCGTAAGGATACTGTGCCTTACCGAAACCTTTATAAACCTTTCGATTGCCATAAGGAGAGAGCCATTTGCTGGTATATAAACCTTTCGACAGGTAACGCCAAAATAAGATATTTCTCTTCACTCTAAAATATAAAAGAAGAAGATGAGAGGGGAGATTTTTACCATTCCTCTTGGTCAGTATATTTATCCACCTCTATTCGTTTTTGTTCATCCAGTTCTTTGAGATGCTCTTTGAGGTATTGGTCTGCTGTTTTCTTTGTGGTCAGAAGACGATGAGTGTCTCTTACGAGTTTTATCGGTATTGTCAGGTCAAACTCTTCCTGTAAATACTGTATCATCCGATTTATCCATGTCTTTGACACTTTTGGGACGCCATATTTATCGAAGACCTTTGGATTCTTGTCTTCAATGGCTTTTCTGATTTCGATGAGTATTCCTATTAGGTCTCGCCCTGTTATCCTTTTCACTGAATAGTATATTTCGGCGTATGACAGCCCTTTTATCTTTGCGTAATACTGGATGACTCTCGACACGAAGTAGTTATCGGGAATATACTTGCCCTCTGGCGTCTTTAGGACTGACCAATATGTTCGAGTGTATTTCTCTTTGCCGTTAGATACTTCGATATCTTGACTTATTCTTTTTTCTGGTGCACCGAAAGAGTAGATTTTACTGACCTCACCAATATCTATGTAAGACGCTGACGTTATGCCACCAATTTTGAACACTGTTTTTCCATTTGCCTTGACTCTTTGGTATTCCCTCACGATTTTCGCTTGGTTGTAGTTCTTTTCGTCTGGCATAGGGTATATTTGACGAATATCGCCAATCATGATATCCACCCTACTCTATCGAAACAGTATTCTTTTTTATATTCTTCCCAAAACTCCTCGAATTCGCTTTTCTTTATGCGAATAGTAGACCACCTCCTTTTACTCCTGCTGTCTTCTCTTCGAGGTTGATTATTTGCTGTATTATTGTTGTTGTCTTTGCTATTCTTTCTATCATTTTAGATGTTTCAGTCTTCATTTATCTCACCCTCTATTCTTCTTATTTCTTTCATCACGTATTCCAAGGTATTTGCCCTTACTTTGTTTTCATAGGGATTTTTCCCATCTATTATCGCCATCGCTGACATCTTATACATCTCTCGTATTCTGTCTTTCACTTGCTCCAACACATCTATTTTTTCTTCTTTTCTTTTCATATCGCATCACCACTTAAGGTGTAGCACGAACTGGTTTATAAACCTTTCGACAAGGAGTGTATTTGGGCGAATATCTAATCTTGCGTGCGAAGACAGAATATTCTATTCCGTTATTCCGTGCACAAATAGAAAGAAACGGTCTTATAAATCAGTTTCGGTTTATTTGACTCTTCCTGTGAAAATCTAAACTTCGCTCTATGCCCAAATACGGGCTTTCTATGGCTATTTCTGAAAAGGGTTGCAACCCTGTTCGTGAATAGCCCTGAGAGGCTCAGAAATGGACGTAGAGCGGAGTTTTAGTCTTTACGAATATTATTGGTCTCGTTTTCGAAAAACTCTTCTCTACGGGCGAATACGGGCTTCCTACGGGCAGTGCAAGATATGAAGACAGAGTGGCTAAAAAAGTGAATAGAGGAAAAAGGAAGGGAAAGGGAGGGAAAAGAACTAAGTGCCATATTCATAAACACACGCACACATCCAATCTGCTGTCTTATGGGCTGATTTGGTCTTTGCGAATACAGTCCAATTTGACGCCTACACGTCCTATTTGATATTCATGAAGACCCATCCAATTTGACGTCTTTGGGTCTGATTTGAATACGGCTCCAGTCGAAATAAAGGTTATATAAACCTATCGGAAAGGTTTAAATACCTTTGTTTCCGATAAGTTTATATAGTTTTTTATGCATATAGAATCATGAAGATGTGTGCCCAGTAAACATGCCCAAAATGGTTGCGATCCCTGAATGGGCATGTAAGTAGGGATAATCCCGAATCTGGGCATGAAAAACGTATTCTGAAAAACCAGATAGGGGTAGGTAGATATGGGAAAGAGAAAGGAGATAGGTAATTTTGAAGTTAGTGATCCAGTGATCTCAAATAGTGATCCAGAGATTATGAATAAAGAAGAAAGAATAGAATTGTATGAAAGATACTTACCACATAGACCTACACAAGGTAACACGCTATCAAGGGTATGTTCTCAGATAATACAGAATAAGTTAATAGGCACTGAAAAATTCCATAACTGGTTAAAACGACAAAATAGAACCAATAGTCAAATAGTGATCCGTGAATTATTCCATATTTTCAGTTGGCGGTTGATCAAGAACCACAGAGCAAAGGATATCTATCATTTTATCAGGATATCCAATAAACTTATCGAGCATGCTACAAAACTTAATTTCACAGAATTATCGAAATATATCGAAAAGTGGAGAGATAAGATACTAAAAGACAATCTCAGGGAGATAATACGGATCAGAAGACAATTTATCGAAAAATCGAAAAACCAAAAATCCGAGATCACCGATACATCAGAAAAACCAAAAGACAAAAACCAGATAATCAACCAGATAATCAACCTATTATCTCAACTGAAGGATTGATAACATGACAATAGAAGGTATCTTTCTGAAGATTCAACAGTTAAGACAACAGATAAACCAGAATCCGACAATACCAGTAGATACGAAAAACCAGATTTCCGAGTATCTCTTAAAAATCGAAAACGAAATCTCTTATCTTCTCTAACCTTCTCTCTCTTTCTTTTTCATGAAAACATAAAGAAATCTTAATTTTTTATTTTCAGAGCCAAGACTCAGTCATCCATCAGAGCATTAACGGAATTTTCGATTGGTCCTATATAGGCGAATCTCAAGCCGGATAAGTCTAGATTTAGCCAAATTCGTAAGCTTTAAATATGAGAAGTGCATTTATGATGACAATATATATAAATGGAGAGAGGTTTGTTAACACGCAGGGTGTGACGAAGCTAGGGTCGGGGCCCAGAGCTCTGGGTGGTGGGCTTAAATTACATCGTGGAAAAATGGCGAATATAAATAAGATTGTTAAATACGGTCTTGTAGATTTGGTTAAGCAACTCAAGAACGAAGGAATGAGTGACGGTGAAATAGCTCGGACTATCGCTGAACGGTATGGCGATAAATATCCAGAACTGAAAAACATCTCAAGAATGTCTGTCTCTAGATTCTTTGAAGCTTTGGCTCGAGAGGAACTCAAACAGAAACTTCAATCTGGTGCAACCGAAGACGAAATAATCGAGAAGATTTACCAGGAATTCCGCAGTAAAATGCTTGAGCTGATTAAAAAGATGGAAGAGCGAGATAAGCTTCTTGATGAGTTGCTTGAGGAAGCGAAAGAAAGGCATGATATTAAGAATTTTCTCAATTATCTCCGAGAGCAGCGTCAGAACATCGAACAGCTTAGAAAGAATTTAGTCTCTCTCGTCCAATATGCAGAACGTCAAATTAAGCCCATCATTCAGATTGATATGCACAAGGAAGTGAAGATTAAGAATATGCTCCTGCTTTTCTCAAAAGAGTTGTGTCCTGAATGTAGAAGGCGTGTTGCAAATAAGATATTAGAGTTAGATGGCGAAGTCAGGATTTGATCCGAAAATAACACTTAAAAAATTCCTTTACGGTTTAGGCTACACTCTCGGTATAACAGCTCTTGCCTACACTATCGATTTTCTAGAGGTTACAGAATTCCCTCCAGAATATTCTCTATATACCGGCATACTGCTCTCTATACTCCTTGCTATCCAGAACTACCTCAAGCATAGAAATGACTGATTAGGCTTGCTATGTTTTGTGATGTTGTTTCGTAGAACAAGAGAGGTGAGTATATGGAGATTGATTGGGAGAGCATAATGGCAAAGTTCGGAGAGACAATCCTAGTAATCTTTGCGTTCATTGGCTTCATCAAAGTGATTGGACCGATATTCTCGGTCTAATCTCGCTGCTACCACCAAAGCACCTCTCCGATGTCTGTATTTATGTTTTAACTTGCTGTTGAGGTCATGAGTGGCATGCAGGTATACGACCGTTTACTTTATTACGCCAATGATCCCATCGCCTTCATGGAGGACATTCTCGGTTTAGAAATCAAGGATTTCCATAAAGAGTGGATAGAGCTGTTTGAAAAGCATAAATTTGTCGTATTGCTTGCTCCAAGAGGCTTCGGTAAGACAACCATTGTCGGTGGATACATTATTTGGCGAATAGTTCGTGACCCTGATATCCGTATTCTTATAGTCACCATCAATCAGAATAAGGCTAATGAAATGATGACCTTCATTCAGCATCACTTAGAAAAGAACGAGAAACTGATTGAGATATTTGGTGAACAGAAAGGAACAGGTGAATGGTCCCGTAATCAGCTTCGAGTTAAACGTCAGGGGATTAGCGGAGTGGCTCACAAAGAGCCAACTCTTGAGGTGCTGGGCGTAGAATCAAAAATGATATCGGGGCATTACGACCTTATCGTCCTTGACGACATAACTGACCTGCAAAATAGCAGAACTGAACACCGAAGACGTGAATTGCAAGACTGGTATTCACATATATTGCTTCCAATGTTACTCCCGAACGGACAGATAATTGATATAGGAACACGCTTTCATCAAAATGACATCCACGGCTTTCTGATGTCTAAGCCCTCTTACGTATCTAAGGTCTACAAGGCCATCATCAATGAGAAAGAAAAGAAAGTGCTCTGGCCAGAACGCTTCCCTTATGAGAAGTTGGTCGAAATACGGGAACAGATAGGCAGAGCAGTCTTCGCTATGCAATTTCAAAATGAATTCATCTCCTCTGAAGATGCAGTCATTAAATACGATTGGTTACGGTTCTATGATGAAGCTCCGCAAGGACTTCGGCGTTTCATGGGAGTCGATATGAGTGCTGGTGACAGTAAAGGCGATTACTTCGTTATAGTGATTATCGGAATCAGCGAAAACGGGGATATCTATGTCTTGGATATGATACGCACTCACGCAACTCTCTTTCGTCAATTCGACCTTATTAGGGAATTGGCTGAGAAATGGGAGCCTATCAAGATAGGCATTGAAGCTAATGCTATGCAAAAGTTATTCACAGACGAATTGATTCGGTCTACTACTCTACCTATCACTCCGATAAAATCATCAATTGATAAGATGTCCAGAGTCGAGCAGATGTCTGTATTGTTTGAAACTGGCAGAGTGTACATTCCGAGTAGAGGCTTTGAGGTTCTGATTGATGAGCTACTTACTTTCCCTCGAGGCAAATATGATGATACGGTTGATGCTTTATCGTTTGCAATACTAGCATCTCGTCAATCATCCACATATAACTGGCGTGAGGCTCTTCAAATTATCTCCCTCAATAGAGGTCTCAGTCAAAAAGTTGTGAAAGTGTAAGGAGGGATGATATGGAGCAGATATTTGTAGGGAATAAGGACATAAGTCGTTATATAACTGCATGTCTCTCTGCTTTGCAGAAAAGCGGAGAAAATAAAGTGAAAATATCTGCAAGAGGCCGATATATCAAAAAAGCCGTGGACATAGAGGAGATAGTCAAACGCTATATGAAGAATCCAGTTGTTATGGTTACTTTAGGAAGCCAGAAAGTTAATGACAGGTTTGTCTCGACAATTGATATAATATTAGCTGAATCGGATTAGTATGTTTAATAGATTGAAGAGGTTATTGGGATTGAGTTCCTACTTCCTTGACGATAAAGGTAGGCCAAGGACTGTCATAAAAACGGATGAAAGCGATTTGGGCTTTAGCATCTCCTCCAGTAAGAGGTCTCCACAATCGCTTAAAAATCTATGGTCGTATTACACTGGCGAGAGCACCATCTTTGCATCCATTAACTACACCGCATTCAACACGGTGATGAGTGGCTATGATATCCTCACCTCCAATGAGGAGATTAGGCTTCTGCTTGAGCAGTTTAGGCTTGATACCGACCTTGACTCGAAGCTGCTTGATTCAGTGATATATTGTCTTGTCTTCGGTGACGCATTTATAGAGCGAATATTTAACAAGACCGAGGATAAGCTTCTTGACGTCAAAGTTGTCAACCCAATCACAATGGAGATTGCATATGACAAATACGGGAGAATAGAGGGCTATTATCAGGTCATCAATGGCCAGAAGGGTGATTTAATAGAGCCGAAGTATATTGCTCATTTTAGATTCTTCCCTGACCCAGATACGCCATATGGCATCTCTATCATATCACCCTCTATAGACACGCTTAAGCGAAAGGTCAGGACAGACAAAGCAATAGCTAATGCGATTATTAGACATGGAACACCGAAATATGTTGTCTCTATTGGCTCCGATAAAATCAATGAACCTATACCTGATGCGGTATTTGAGCAGATTAAACAGGAGCTAAGGAATATAACTGAGAAAAATGAGATTATTGTACCCTGGACCATAAATGTCGAGACGATTGATGAGCGAGGCATATCTGGAGTAGAGGAATACTTCAACTATTTCCAGACACAGCTTATTGTAGGCTTGCTTTGTCCTGAAGAAGCTCTGGGTTTGGGTAGAGGCTCCACCGAGGCTACAGCTTACATTAAGGCCGTTATGTATGAGCGTATGATTAAATCATTCCAATTAAAGCTTGCATCATTCCTGGTTCGTGAAATATTTAAGCCGTTTCTCCAAGGATATGGCTACACCGAAGAGGACATGAAGGACTTACGAGTGGTCTTTAGAAGTGTTACTGATGAAGATGAGGCAATGAAAGCGAAATGGCTTGGAAATCTCCTTCGTGGTTATAAGAATGAATTGAAGCCATTCACGATTAATGAAATAAGGTCAATGTTTGGATTTCCGCCATTTACTGAAGAGCAGCTAAAGAAACTCAGGTCTGAATATAAGGAGATGCTAAATGCATCATAAGCGGTTTGTGGATATAAATTTTAAATACGATAGCAAGACCGTATCAAAGGCTACAAACGCCAAAATCTATAAAGGTGTAGTCATCCTAACGCCGGGAAAGTATGCTGATTCCTTGACGAAGGACTATGTTCTTTACACACCCGAGGTTCTACGTAAATATGCCACTAACTGGTCTTCTAATTATGTGAACATCGATCACTCTCAATCGGTGATTCATAGAGTTGGTTATATTGTCAATCCTCGATGGGAAGAAGGTGCGGTAAAGGGTGACCTCTATATATTTCCCTATACGACTGTAGCTCGTGACACGATTGCTCTCATTGATAATGGGATGGTTAACCACTTGTCATCTGAGATAATAACAACTGACCACTATGATTATTTGAAAAAGTGCATTGTCGTGGATGACATTGAATTTTTCGGATGTGCAATCGTCACTAATCCGGCGTGTAAAGATGCTAGAATTAGATAAACTCTATGACAGGCCATTCCTCGTTGATGGCTGTAAATTTTGTGAGATAATAAAATCCAAACGACCGCCAACCAAGTTATACTATCCTGAGCCTCATCGCATAGGTGAACGAATGCTCATCATAATTGACTGTCCCTTCAATCATAAGCCTGTTGTGGTAGCATCCGAGCACATACCTGATGTTGATAAGACACGTTGGGGCTATATGCTCTATCATGCGAGGCGTTTGTTTGGTCAAGGAATATATCTTAAGATTGATAGGCGCTATGAGCCAGATCATTTCCATGCATATATCCAACATGGAGTGGTTGACCCTAAAAAGTTACCTGATTTGAGGAAGAGAATATGAAGGTAATTTCTCTTGGGAGTTGGGCATCATACGGATTGAAAGGCAAAAAACATTTCTCCCTTATATTAGAGCATAGAGGCAAGCGTGCTTGGATTGACCCAGCAGTTAAATATACAGAGCCTGTTGATTTTATTCTCTTATCCTCGCCTGATGAAGACCATTGGCGCTACCTTCCCAAATATCTCGAGAAATATCCTGACACACCGATATACTCAACAAGAGCTGTGATTAGTCATATGCGTTTGCTTCTTCCGAAGGCAAATTGGAAGCGAACTGAGAAGCCAATTAAGTTAGGTGGCAAGTCCATTAAACTAATGGCAATTCCAAAGATGGTCGGCAAACCAGCAGTTGCTTTTAAAATCGGCAGCGGTCGGAATGCTCTGGTTATAATTCCGGAATTTATTCGACTCGGTGATCAAGAGAAGGAATTGATGAAGGGCGCTATATGGATTATCGGCGTTGGTGAATATGAAAAGCCTCGAAGTGATGACCATAAAGCAACATTTAAAGACTTACTCGCTCTTGCGGAGGAACTAAAACCACAAAAGATTTACATCACGAACTATAGGACATCCCTCCTCAAACATAAACAAGAGATATTAGAAGCCTTAAAGCCGTGGAAAGGCGAGTTCCTTAATGATGGTGATGAATTCGAAATTAAGGTTAAGGCAATCCGAAAGGCGGATGGCTTATACCTAGTTAAGCCTCATGCAGAGTTTATCTATAAAGGACTTAAGACCATGATTCTCAAATCAAGGAAATTTGATATGGCGAATAAGAAATACGTGCTTTGCGACAATGAATATGCTTATGGCAATATTATTCTAGATGAGCCAATAATAATTCGTAGCTGGAAGGAATTCTATCTTCATGCAAAGGAACATCTAATTTCTCCAGCAGAAGTTCGAAAGTGGAATTGGAATTTTCCTCTTTACGCATATCCCATAAAGTCATTTAGCCCATTTAGTAAAAAGAAAGCTCTTAAGTTGCCAAAGGGCATACAAACATTCGTAAATGATATCGAACAATATTACATAACCGAAAAGCTTCACCTCGATGAATTCAGAAGCGAAGGTGTTGATTATGACCTTGCTCATCCTAAAGAACGATGGAAAGAGCTTATAGCTGACCTCCGGTACTTAGGCAATTCAGCATATCCACGATTAAAGGCTGGAAAGAAATGGGGTGATTGGAAGCTAACCGATGTATTGAAATACTTTGCTAAGATTGTTGATACACTCCGTTCAATTTACTTTCCACTGATTCCACCATTCGATGAGAAGCTTTATAAAGCTTATTACGGCAAAGACCCTAAGAAAGCAAAGGAGTCATCATTCTGGAAATGCTATAAAGAAGCAGAAAAGTACATGAAATCTAAACCACCAAAGACTATTGAGGAAGCTAAAGAGTGGGATGAGAAGCGTAAAGGTGTGATAAAGAAAGCGAAAATCAAACCTGGATATTACTCAAAATCTAAGCCTTATTACAGAGGCTATTTCCAAGAATTAGCAGAAGAGCTTAAATCCATCGGTTGGGACAAAACCAAGGTATTAGTAGACTGCAAGTGGGACGGATTAAGAATGACGATTGGGAAGGTCAATGGTAAAGGTTTCGCTTACGTCGACCCAGAGGATGTGAAGAAAAAGAGCCCGAATGTTTCTAACCGAATTCCGGCAATTATTAAGGAGATTGAAGAAAACTTTCCTGATAACACTGTATTAGACAGCGAATTCCTTGCACTCCATCCCAATGGTAAAGAAATGCTTCATCGCACTGTCGCTAACTCACTTCTCAATTCCAAAATATCTGGTGAGGAGTTAGAGCAATTCGCTATTATCGTAGTCTTTGATGTTATATTTTTTAAGGGACTAGATGTCCGTGACCAGCCACTACATGAGCGTCTGGAATACCTGTCACAACTAAAGCCAACTAAGCATATATGGATTGAGCGAGTATCCAAAACACTCTCTAAAAAAGCAGATGGTTATATCTGTGATGGAAGTGATGTAAAGACTATTCTAAAAGTCGCTGAAATCCTTGAGGAGAGCAAGAATGGCAGGCCTAAATTCTGTGCTGAAGGTATAATGATTAAGCGCCTTGACCATCCTTATGAAACGCCTCAAAATAAAGGCTGGATGAAGGTTAAATTCTATCACGAACTTGACTTGAGAGTCCTTGGAAAGAAACTCGTCAAAGGTACGAAAGATGTCTATAACTACTATCTCGGATATGATACTCCAAGAGATTATGCCAAAGCTTATCTCGATGTTGGTAAGAAGGCATGGTATGGTAAAGTTCATGTATACAAGAATGGCAAAATTCTAGCTGTAGGGAAGGACGCAAAGAACTATCTCGATGATAAGAGTGTAACGTTTGTGACCCTTATGGGTAAATCCGATAATCACAAAGAAGAAGAGCCAGTCAAGGTCGGCGACATTATCAGAATTGCTGCTGAAGAGGTCCTTAAATTTGATAATCCGAAACATCCAGAATATCCTCGTTATTCGTTCTATATCGGCCGAGTTTTAGAGCCAGTCCCGGAGAAGAACGTTACAGACTCGATTGAGACAATAGACAAACTATCATCTTTCGAACCAATGCGAATTCCAGTTGATGTACTTAGACATTGGAAAGAGCATCCTGAGGAATTAAAGAGAGGTGTGTTGAAATCAAATGGCCATTATTTCTTTCCGGTCGATGATGACTATGATATGAAGCGGAAGGCAGAATCAAAGGATGATAAAATTCTGGTTGTTGATACAAATCTTGGACTTGAGCATGCACGCCGATTCGGATTAGATGGCTATGAAACATTCTTTGCTATAGCACACAGCCAACCTTATCCAAGAATTCAAGATGAAGTATGTGGGCTAGGATTTCCAGAGATAATCAAAATCTGGGATTGGGGTGAAGGCCTTGAAAAGGATGCAAGTTATGTAATCTTCACTGATTCCGGCTTCGGTCATCTTGCAGAATGGCTTCGCTCAAAAGGATATTATGTTATAGGTGGTGATGGAACTAGCGAACGTTTGGAGCTTGATCGGGCATATGTTAGAAAAATATTCGAGCAGTTAAATATTCCAATTCCTCCTGGTAAAATCGTAAAGGGAGTGCAGGGAGTGATTGATGCAGTAAAGGCAGCGAAGGAAAAGGTCTTCGTTAAAATCAGTCGAGTCAGAGGAGATGTGGAGACATTCGGCACTGATGACCCGGATGAGGCAGCAATGCTACTTTCACGAGGTGCGTTTCAAGTATTAGGCGATGATGTCTCCTTTATAGTCGAGGAAAAGCTTAATGGCATCGAAATCGGTGTAGATGCTTGGTTTAACGGACGAGAATTTAATGAAGTCGTTGCTGATACGATAGAAATGAAGGGTTGTGGGAACGCAACGAAATTTAATACTATCCATGAAAGTATTTGGAGAGACATTCTTGAGAAACTAGAGCCTTGGCTACGAAAAAATGGTTACGTTGGTATGTTCTGCTTGGAAGGCTTTTGGGATGGCTCTAAAGTCTACGTTACTGATGTCACTCCTCGCTTTCCATATATCTGCTCTTACGCATATCCGAAAGTATTTAGGAACTATTCGGAGTTCATGTTGGGTGTAGCACGTGGTGATACTCTAACGCCTAAAGTTCTCGATAAATACTCCGTTCAAATCGGCGTCTATACGGATGATGCTGAGACCTGGAGGATTATCCGATATAATCGGGATGATACGGATTGGATTGCATATCGCCGAGCTATAAAGCAAGATGATAACATCTGGTTTGTTCCAGGTGATGTAGTTGTGGCTGCAGGCATAGGTATCGGTCCAGATATCACCACAGCTACAAGAGATGCTATTGCACGGGCTGAAGCCTTCGACATGGCAAATATATATTCTCAAGGCCGAGAATTCGCCTCCTACTTGCATGCTGTCCTCGAACAAGCATCAGCGTTGGGGTATGACTTTTAAGTTATTGCGAGATGATGGTGAGATAGTCTATGCAAAATCGCTTAACGGATTTCAAGGCATTTCATCCGATGATGCTACGGAGATATATTATTCGGAACTATTTGACTCCATACCTCTGTGGTCGAAGATTGAGGTGCTGCTTAAGGCCATTAAGAAGGAGGATGTTTGTAGCTGGCTGGAGAAGAAGCATATTCCCGAGGAGATATACGAGGAAATTGCTGAGGAGCTTAAGCCCTTGCCAAAGATTTGCTATGTTAATTATGATGAGGGCATTGCCTGGGCACAAATGCATATTAGAGGCTTAGACCCAGATGATACGCAAGCATATCAGAGAGGTAAGCTCTCCTTTGCAAAACTTATAGAAGGTCACTCCATCCATGTTGACCTGCGAATGAAGTTTAAGAATGCGTTTGTCCAATGGGTCATAACACAAAATGCTATCCCAGATTACTTTGACACGCTGATAGGTAGACGGGACCCCAGGACAGGTAATGTATCAAAAGGCCTAGCTATAGTAAAGCCGTCTGCTCAAGAACCAAGTACAGCAGTAAAGGCGGAGAAAGAATTAATTATCGGTCCGGAAGATGCGAAGCTTATAGAGAAATATGTCCTCTTCGATAAATCATATATCATCGAAGCCGGTGACGTAGGCGCCACCGCATATAAAGATGCATATATGTGTGCGATATGGCTAGGAAAGGTAAAGGCCGGGGTTCAACGCCCAGATTTACATGAATACTTCCTATATCCCAGCG